TTAAACAGCTTGAGGCGGCTATTGAAATAAATGGTGAGGAGAACGCTTTTTCTACATATCAAAAGTTTATTGAATTACAAAATGATAGAGAAAGACTTAACAATGCTATTACTGAAATATTCCAAAAAGAAGAAAAGTATGGAGGTAAATCTGGTCGTTCTCTAATGTTTGAGATTGTTGCTAGAAAAACTGGTGGCAGAAATACTGTTCCCTATCGATTGCTAACCCAGCAGAATGGTGCGGCTCTTGATATGTATATATATAGAAAGCTATCTACAAACAGAGGATTCGAATCTACAAAAGATTTTGGTAAGTTTATAGAACAAACACTGAAGCAAAGTTTTGGTAGTGGTGATGGGTTTATTCTTGAATCACATATGATAAATGCCAGCGATGGTGAGAAGTTAACACGCTTTGCTCCTATGATTCTTTTTGGTGGCAATAAGGAATATGCAAAAGATTTTAAAAAGTTTTCAGCAGATCAGGTTTCTGTCTTAACTGATGGTAAGGTAAATCTTATTGCTGGAACAACAAATGGTTTTGGTGGGGATGATACACAGGTTGGTAACTTCTTTTCTCTTAGAGGTGTTACAGCAGAATCACAAGCACTGAAGGGATTTCTTATTCCTGAGAATGATGCTTCTATTGTACCTATTACTTCTCTTGATGAAGAAGAGTTTGAGATTCGAGAGCAGAATAAAATACGCACATCTTTTCTTTTATATGTATCTTACAACGGAGAGCTTGTGCCTTACATCCGTGAGATTAGTCCTAATGAAAGAGATTTTGTTCGTATATCTTTGAAAGATTATGCACAGTTTAAGAACTTTGAAAAAGGTATTGTGATTCCAGCAGAAGCAGTTACCCAGCCAGATGATAAGAGCTTCTTATCTATAGATCTAAATAAAGAAACACCAGCTGAAACAGAAGAAAGAAAACAAGAAGAGCAAGATAAAATGGAATCCTTAGAACTTCTTCAACAACAACTTATGACTCCAGGTGTTCTTGATAGTAAGAAATCTAAGCTGGTTGAAAGAATTATGCGTACACCAATGTCGCCAGAAGCAAAGATAAGAGAGCTACAAAAGATAAGAGATCAATGAGAAGATTAGACGAAAAAGTTTATAGCTATGATCCAAAGCTAAGATTTACTGAACAAGTATTTCCAGATCAAGCACAGAGTCCTTCTTGGTTTGATACTCTTAATGCTTCTCTTGCTTATCAATATCAACCCTACTTAAATGCAATGTATAATCGCAGTCGCTATGCACGTATACAACCTGATCCAGAATATGTACCAGCGAATGATATTGAAGGCTATGAACAGTATAAAAATGATTTGCTACATGCAAAAACACAAGAGCATATGAATGATCTAAAAGCACAAATAGATCATATGAAGCAAACACGAGAAACTATTGCTAACTCTTCACTAATGAATCAATTTACAACCCAGCTATTCGATCCTATTAATTTATTTGCTTTGCCTTTTGGCGGCCCAACTTTAGGTATAGCTAAATCAGCAATTAGAGTTGGAGCTGGTGCTACTGTTATTCAAGCTCCGCTCGAGGCTGGTAGACAAATCTATGATCCTACTTCTACACCAGCAGAGTCAGTAATAAATATGGGAACTACTTTTGCTATTGGTTCTACTTTGGGCGGTCTGTTGGCAGTGCCTAGTACAATGAGAGCAAACACATTCTTAAAAACTCAACAAGAAATATCTGAGATGAATAATGCTATAGCCTTAACATTACCAGAACAAAGACTGCAAATAGGTAATAGAGATCTAAGAATATTTGATCCAGAAGGATTAAAGATAGATATGAGTAGATTTTCTGATGCTGATGTACAACGACTATCTAATGAGTTTGAGGCAAAAGCATATTTGCAAACAGAATTTGGTTTCTTTGATACTAAAGTAACTCAAGACTTTTCTAAATATATGAAAGGTGAAAATGCATTACGCACACTCGAAACTAAAAAAGGTGCGCCTAAGAGTGCGTATAGTTTAAAAGAAAATCTATTTACACGAAGCTGGTTATACAAAGGTATAACTACACCATTCAAAAGAACTCTACAAAATAAACGCATAAGCCAAGAAACGAAGTTTGATTTCATTAGGCTAATGGGAGATCATGGTGTCGCTATGGAGGGAAATCAAGTTGGTGTTAAAACTCCTCATTCTGTCTATATCAAGGCATCTGAATATGAAGGAGAGTGGGTAGCAGTACATGACCAGCTTATGACTTTGTATGGAGAGGCATCAGGTAAAGGTAAACCATTTGGTGCATCTTTTGATTATGGTACATTTTTTCGTAGAGGTTATGATGATTGGCTTTCTGAAACATGGAAAAAGAGTTTACTGCAACCAGATAATCTTAATGAAATAGAAAAAGGAGCAGTTCAAGCATGGAATGGATTCTTTGAAAAATGGGATGATAGACTGCAAGCATCTGGTTTAATTGCAAATGAAGCAAATTTATCTGCAAGAAATAGACAGTTATCTACTATTCTTGATGACTATGGTAAAGAATATAACTTAACTAAAACTATTAAATTAAAATCTGGTGAAGAAATTAAACAGCAATTATCTGCAAGAGTTGACGATAGAATAAGTGAAGTATTTGAAGACTTAGATAATAATGCATCTATTAAACCTAACGAACGAAATATACTTAAAAATCAAATAGCAAAACTAAAAGACGAAAGAGATCAAGTTAGAGCTAATCTTCAAAAGCAAGAAGGTGATGTTCCAAATCCAAGTCTTAAAGAAAAGTTCTTCCCTCGATTCTGGAATAAGCAAGCTATCAATGATCGTATGGAAGACTTTAAAGAAATACTTAGAAAGCATTTCAAAACAAAAGCTTATGATATTGTCAAGACAACTACACCTCGAGGTAACGTTAAGTTTGAAAGACAGCTGGTAAATCTATCAGAAAAAGAAATAGAATCTAAGATAGATGCTACCATAAATAAGATACTCTATGGACAAGACGATCCTATGGCTGATGATGCAATATTCTATGGGTATGGTAAGTCTAAGCATTTTAAACATAGACAGATTGAGATAGCAAATAGTGAGGTTGTTGATTTTATAATACAGAATCCAGTGCAAGTTATGATGGCATACACTAATCGAACAGCGGCACAACATGAGTTTGTAAAGAGTTTTGGTCATGCTGATCCTGAGATTGTTGCTAATAATATTCTTCTCCGTGAAGCTAAACAAGGAATGGATCTAAATAATATAAACAAACTTAGAAGAGATTTCTTGCATAGCTATGATCGTGTTGCTGGTGTTGTCTTGCAGAATCCAGAAGCCCTCAGTAACAGAACAGCAGATGTGTTAAAGAACCTTGCTACTCTTAATTATCTTGGTAGTGCTGGTTTCTCTACTCTTCCTGATGCCGCGGCAATAATGATGACTAATGAACTCAAGCCTTTGTTCAAGCAGTTATTTAGAGTTTTAAATGATGAGCGTGTTCGTATGAACGCCAATGAAGCACGACTTGCTGGAGAAATGTTAGAGATTCTGAAAGGCGATGTGCATATGCGTCTTATGGAAGATAGCATGAATAATGTTTTTAATAATGGGATTGTATCAAAAACTAAGAATGTTTTCTTTCAATTAAATTTATTAGGTCCAATGACACGCATTATGAAGCATATGTCATCTATGGCACACTCTCATACTATTATTGATTACTCTGTAAAGATGGCACAGAAAAGAGCAAATAAGTTAGAGCTAGAATATTTATCACGCTATGGCATGGACTTAGATGATGCTAAAAAGATAGATCAGCTTGTTAAAGATAATGTTATTGAGAATAGCAATGGTTTTTATTTGGCGAATACCAAAGCCTGGAAGGATGAAAATACAGCTAGAATGTTTAGAAGAACTCTTAATGCTACTGTAAAGAATACTGTTCTTATGGGGTCACCAGCAGATAAACCAATAAATGTTGATGGTGTTTTTTATATTCCTATGCGTGTTGCTAGGATAATGGGTATGAAAGAGGATAGACGAATAAAGGGCTATGCTCGAGTAGAGAACGCTTTGATTGGATTGCCATTTCAATTCTATTCTTATTCTTTTGCCGCACTAAACAAGATAACCACTTTATATACACAAGACCAAGTTCTAAATAGAGCAGTTGGCATAGCGGCATCAATGGGTCTAGCGTATATGGGTATGCAACTAAAATATAGATCAAATCCTTTTGTATTAGAGCAAATGCCATTAGAAGATAAGATAGCACGATCCTTCGATATGTCTGGATTAGCCGCTTTATATTCTGATATGTATTATACCGGAATACAAATGTCTTTAGCACTAGGAGGTCCAGACTTGACTATGGGAATGATTAGTCCTAAGTTCCCACAAGAGTATAATCCAGTGGATGCTATACTCGCTCCACTAGGATCAGGACCAAGTATTGCGTATGATTTAGGTACTAGTGCATATAAGTTTACACAAGGCGATTATGACGGTGCAAAAGATTTTATTAGCAATTTACCTTTTGCTAGGTTATGGTTTCTAAGGGACTTTACAAATGATTTAGGTCGTACTGTTGCTGGAAGATTGGGGTAAGATATGACAATAGCAGTTTCAAATAATACACCAAGAGTTTCATACACTGTATCTCAAGGTGCTACACAAACTTCTTTCACTGTTTCCTTTGAATTTTTTGCAGAAGCAGATCTGAATGTTTATGTAGATGGCACTCTTAAAACAATAACTTCAGACTACACAGTATCAGGTGGTAATGGCTCTACTGGTACAGTTACGATGAGTGTGACTGGTGCTACTGGTGGATCAACTGTAGTTATTACTAGAGATATTGCACTCGAAAGGACAACTGATTTCCCAACTCAAGGTGCCTTTAATATTTCTTCTCTGAATACAGAACTAGATAAACTCGTAGCTATAGATGCAGATGTTGATGATACTATTAGTAGATCTATACGATTAAAAGATCAGGACGATTCAGCATCAATGGAGTTGCCGCTCAAAGCATCGAGAGTAGGTACAGTTATGGCTTTTAATGCTACTACTGGTGCTGTTGAAGCTGGACCAAGTATTTCTTCTGTAACGACTGTAGCAACGCAGTCAGCTAACATAAATACTGTAGCTGGTATAAGTTCAAATGTTACTACTGTAGCTGGTATACAGGCAAATGTAACGACTGTAGCTGGTATTGCAAGCAATGTTACGACAGTTGCTGGAGCTATATCAAATATAAATGCTTTGGCGGCATCTGATGTTATAACTGATATGTCATTGTTAGCTACATCTGATGTTATAGCGGATATGGCTTTGCTTGCTAATGCTGATGTTATAGCAGATATGAATACATTAGCTGTAACTGATGTTATCAACGATATAAATTTACTAGCAACTTCAGATATTGTAAGCGATTTAAATACACTAGCAACATCTGACATCGTTTCAGATATAAATACATTGGCAACGTCTGATATTGTAAGTGATTTAAACACTCTAGCTACAAGTGATATTGTTTCTGATATTAATACACTAGCTACTAGCGATATTGTTACTGACCTAAATTTGTTAGCAACTTCTGATTTTGTTTCGGATTTAAATACGTTAGCCACTACTACAAATGTAAATAATATTTCTACTGTTGCTGGAATCTCATCAAATATTTCTACTGTTGCTGGCATTTCTGCCAATGTAACTACAGTTGCTGGTATACAAGCTAACGTGACATCTGTTGCTGGTATAGCAAGTAATGTTACAACTGTTGCAAGCAATATATCTGGTGTAAATAGTTTTGCTGATAGGTATAGAGTTGCTTCTTCTGCACCGACTTCATCGTTAGATGTTGGTGATTTATACTTTGATACGACTGCTAATGAGTTGAAGGTATATAAATCATCCGGTTGGGCGGCGGCTGGTTCTACAGTAAACGGAACGTCTGCTCGATTTACTTACAACATATCTGGCACACCAACATCAGTCACAGGAGCTGATGCAAACGGCAATACTCTAGCGTATGATGCTGGATTTATTGATGTGTATTTGAATGGGGTCAGATTGTCTGGTGCTGACATAACGATTACGTCTGGTGATACTGTGACCTTTGCGTCTGCTTTAGCAGATGGTGACTTAGTTGATATTGTTGCGTTTGGTACGTTCAGCGTAGCAAATATTACATCAACTGGTGCGTTAAACTCTGGGTCTATTACCAGCGGATTTGGAAACATCGATACTGGCTCGTCTACAATCACAACAACTGGTGCTATATCTGGTGGAGCATTGTCAGGCACATCACTTGATTTGAATGGTGGTGAATTAATTCTTGATGCGGATAATGATACGTCTATTACGGCTGACACAGATGACCAGATAGATTTTAAAACTGGTGGTACTGATAGAGTGGTTATTGATAGCAGTGGGAAAGTTCTTCTTGGAACAACCCAACAACGCGGTCACATGACTTTACAAATTGAAGGAGATGGAAGTGGCTCTACTGCACAAGGTTCTATATTTTTACGAAGAGGACTTAGCACTTCTAGCATAGGTGGTAATGTTGGTGCTGACTTAGGCTTAATACAATTTGGCGATAATGATGGTGGTATATATGCAAAGATAGAAGCAAAAAGTGATGCGTCTGCTGCTAATAATGACTATCCCGGCAGACTACAGTTTTTTACCACAGCAGATGGTGCGTCTAGTCCTACTGAACGCATGAGGATTGATTCTTCAGGCAATGTTGGAATTTCTGCTATTCCGTCAGGAGAAGCTGCTGCTGCTCATGTTGTAAGATTAGGTGACCAAGTATGTATTGCTGAATATGATGATGGCTCTAATCCTGAACAATTTAATCTTTTTCATAATTCAGATTCTTCTGAAACATATATAGAAACAGGTACAGCATCAGTTATTCAACAAAGAGCAGGAGAAATAATTTTTAAAAATGCTGCATCAGGTAGTGCTGGTGCTGCTATTAGTTTTGCAGAACGCATGAGGCTAACATCAACTGGACGTTTATTATTAGGAACAACAGACGATGTTGACCAAGCTATGAGAATTAAAGTAGATGGCTCATCTCCTACTTATGGAATAAAAATACACAACAGCAAAACATCAAGCACAAGAAATTTTATTGAATTTGGAGTAAACTCATCATTTAGTCCTGTAGGTTCTATTAAATCAAATGGAAGTTCTACAAGTTATAATACAAGTTCAGACTACAGACTAAAAGAAAATGTAGTTACAGATTGGGATGCAACTACAAGACTAAAACAACTTAAACCATCAAGATTTAATTTTAAGATAAATAAAGATCAAACAGTTGATGGATTTCTAGCACATGAAGTATCGAGTATAGTTCCAGAAGCAGTTACTGGCGAAAAAGATGCTATGACAAAAGAGGTGCTTTATGTAGATGAAGATAAAATACCAGAAGGCAAAAAAGTGGGTGATGTCAAGACACCCTCTGATATTAATCCACAAGGCATAGACCAGAGCAAACTTGTGCCACTGCTTACAAAAGCACTACAAGAAGCACTGGCTCGTATTGAAACACTTGAAGCTAAAGTAACAGCATTGGAGG